GGTGGTGGTGGTAGCGGTGCTACTGCAGAGGCAAAGATTAATCTTGGTGCTATAACTGAGATCAATATCCTCAATCCAGGTGGTAGTTATGTTGCTCCTCCTCAGGTTATCTTTACTAGAGATACTAACCTGATTAGAGAGGCAAGAAATAGACAGTCTCTTAACTCCACTGTATATGACCTGACTGGAATAACTACCAATGTCAGTTCAAGTACAGGTACAATATATGTCCAGACTACTGATCCATATGCAGGTTCTGGTAAGATTCTTCTCGGTAGAGAGATCATAAGATATACTGGCAAGCAAGCTAGGTCTAATGGTGATGATTATGATGCATTTACTGGTTGTGACAGGGGTGTTAACTTCCGATTTGACCAGAAGGTTATCTTAGATAACTTACAAGATGATCCTAATACAGGACTATCTGCATATAGTTTCCAAGTAACTGACAAGGTTAGAAGGGTTATTGAATCATCTAATAACCGAGTTGCTATTGTATATGACTGGGATGTCACTCAAAGGGCACTATATTTAACCTTTGAAGTTGATGAATTGGCATTCATTGATGGTGGTAGATCCAATGAGAAGTCTAAGATTATAGCATTTGTAGCTGGTACTGCTGGAGCATCAGGCACAGGTGTAGAACCTCACATCTTACTAGAAGCACCAGGTGAAGACATTGTTGCATTCACTACACCATTAAGTTTAATACTTAATAGAAAGTTTGAAGATGATGATGAAGAGTATACTGATAGTGAGGGTGTACAACAATTTGGTGATGGTATTATTGACTTAGTTAACACTGGCACTGAGTTTGAAAACCAGATTTGTTTAGATGGGGGTATAGCCGAGTCTAAATATGGTATAGAGGAAACACTTGGTGGCACCAATACCACTCTATTCCAAGCTGGTGATCAAATATATGATGGTAATGCCAACTCATTGGTAGCTACTATCCAATCTGCTGGTGCATTAGGTGATGGGGATACTCATACATCAACTGCAATATTCGTAATTGAGTATATTAATACTAACACATTCACTGCTAGTGAGGGAATTCAAGGTCAAACATCAAATATGACTGGTACCTCAACTAGCATAGTATCAGGTCCACTGATAGGTAGTAATGAAGACTTACATACATTAACTATCAAAGATATTGTTTCTCCAAATGGCACTACGTACCTTTGGACTGTGGGTGAAACAATACAAGGAAATACTTCAGGTGCTACAGCAAAGATATTCAGTATCGAATATTCAACTGCTGTCAGAAATGAAGATGAATAACCCACATAAATAAAAAGAAGGCAATTTGTATCAATGGCGTTACTTACCGACCAATTTAGAATCTTTACTGCCGAAAGGTTTAGGAAAGCACTTGAGGGACCAGATCCTACGCAGTCTGACTTGTTGGCAGGTAGTGCTAGAGATCGTCTTTACGTGTTCATAGGCAGACCACAACCGTGGGATAACGAGAATGCACCTCCAGACCCAGTAGACTCATTCCAAGAATTTGCGGATGACTATTCGGATATGATCTCTTTGAAGAGAGTGTTAGCAAATGACACTATTCAAGTGGTCAGGCGTACCGACTGGATTCCCCCAGAGCAAACCACTGGTGGATTGGGTTACGTTTATGATATGTACCGTCATGATTACTCATCTACTAAAACAGCATCTTCAGGTGCTACGAAGTTATACGACTCGGATTTCTACGTTGTTAACTCGTCCTATCAAGTATACAAGTGCATTTACAACGGCACATCTCCTTCTGATCCTAACGGTAAACCTTCTACTGTTGAACCTACAGGAACGTCCACCAGTATTATCACAACTGCTGACGGCTACCGTTGGAAGTATATGTACACGATCCCTGTTGGTCAAGTCTTAAAATTCTTCTCCAACGAGTATATGCCTGTGTTGGAAGACTCTGCTGTTGTGGCGGATGCTATAGGTGGAGAGATTGACACTATTATTATTGCCTCATCAGGTAGTGGTTATAACAATGGTACCTATGAAAACGTCCCCATTAAAGGAGACGGTGTAGGTGGTAGGGTATCACTTGTAGTTGATGGTGGTAGAATTGCTTCTGCTACTGTGACATCTGGTGGATCTGGATA